ACAATCTATCGACCCTAGCCGCTATAGCTCTATTAAAGAGGACTTAATGCCTATGGGAGGAGGAGGTACTGATCCTACCTGTTTAGATGAGTACATGAAAGACGAAAGTGTTACTGTAGTTCTTACAGATGGTTATTTTTCTAATTACACACCCCCTCAAGATAATACTATCTTCCTAATTATCCCAGGAGGTACAAGTAGTTATATTAAGAAGGGGACTATTATTGAAATGTAAATCAAAGATTAAAACATTTGCAGAGCTGTATATTGAAACCATACAGCATCTAGATGTTTATGTGAAGTTGGGTGTAATACCTCACGGAGAACTTTATAACATATCCAGAAGTCAGTACGAATTGCTCATACCTATGAAGCAGGGATCTACTATTATGGGGTACACCACTGTAGCTATGCACAGACTTAGGCAGGTATTCAAAGATGAGTGCTATTTAGATAGGTCTATACCTGAATTAGTAGAAGCTTCTATTTTTGGAGTACCTACACCAGATGCACCTGCACCAACACACTTCTTCTTATACCACCACTTTATAACTATACTGGTATTGCTGAATAAACTTAAAACTGTAATACATGAGGATTTAGTAAGGAATCAACTTATAACAGCAGTTAAGGAGTACAACCTTGAAATACAATCAGCAAGTTAAAGAGTTAACCGAATACTTTGAAGTATTAAAAGCTTTAGGACAACCCGTAGATTTACACACTTATATAGTACATTTTGATACTCGTGTTATTAATAACATCCGCAGATCATTACTTAAAGACTTTAGTATAGCTGAAGTATGGAAATCTCCTCTATTAGAGTTTTTTACTATGCTGGAAAACTCGTTAGGAGATCAAGTTTTTAAACTACATGGTTACTGTACTATCTACTCTAAGAACGTAATGTATACTGCGGAAACAGAACATCAAGTAGAGGGTCCTAGCAACATTTTAACTGTTGGTATGATAATCAGCCTACATAAATCAATAACCAGAACCTAAATGGAATCAACATGAACAATGAACAACGTAAAGCTTTACTGCAAGTAGAGCAGATTATCGAATTAGAACTTCAAGAGATGCGCCAATTCTTACCTAATCGTTTTGCACGATTACAGAATGCTATCTCTACAGTACAAGCTATTTATATGTCCGAAGAAGATGAAGAATACCTGGAAGATGCTGAATATGAGATCGTTATGACTTCTCAGTTCTTATCTGGATTATTAGAAGACTTACCACCGTATGTATCCAATAAACAAACCAACTAAATACACTTGAGGTGATTATATGGGATATTACACAGATGTGGTATTAGACGTCTACTCAGTAGCTAAAACTGAGGAAGAAAAGTCAGCTGTAGAAGCAACTATTGCACTAACGCTCAAAGACACGATAGATAAGTTTGCGATTAGGCTAGAAAGTAGTAATTTGGATCTAAATACAGATCTATCCTTAGAAAGTGAATCAATACTATTCTATTCAGGGTGTATTAAATACCATTGGCGTGAAGAAATTATAGATGCTTTAATTGCCGAACTTGAGGTATTACAGAAATTGGGTATACAAATAGCTCATGAATTAATCACTGTAGGTGAAGATTACTCTGATATTACAACAATATCTAGTGATAATTCTGACTGCCGTTGGTATGTAGCACGACATATTGAACGTTACTAATATGCAACGTAAGTATGCACATGAAATGGACGTACATAAGTACATCATTACCAAATCTAAACCAGTAATCAAAATGTACACACTTAATTTTAATAGGTCATTACGCTATTGTGAATCTTGCAAGTCATACCAACCTAGAACAGATAAAAATATGGTTAAAGGTTGGAAATGCGATAGCTGTAAAGAAAAGGAAGTAACCGAATGTACAGAGCAACCAGAACAACTCTTAAACAAAAAGTAGTTAACTTAGAAAACCAACTAAAACAGGCTATAGTCTTTAACAGAATTACAATTACATTGGCATTAGTAATCGGTTTTGTTTTAGGAAAACTCTCTTAAAACAGTTAGTATCATTTCTAAAATAAATCTTAATAAACAGGAATCAAAACATGCAATTAAAAATAACAAATACATTTGAAAGTTATTTGAATAACTATAATAATAGTATTATGGATCGTATAAACGTATCTGAGATGGTTTCTACAACAAGTACTGTAAAAGACAGATGTGTATTTAAGTACAGTAGAGATACAGACTTAATTAAACAGTACTACAGAGACTGTTTAGTATCAATTTCTACGCAGGATTCCTTTACACTAGTTAAAAACTATTTTCCAAGTGTATTAGATATTATCCATATTCCAGCGGGTATTGAATACATTGCCAGTTTTAATAACGAAAAAATTATCAGACTTATATTCGTAAATCCAGTTACACAAAAAGATTATGTAACAAAAACGTATATTGCTTTAAACCTCAGATCTGGAAACATGACTTGGGATATTTCAGGCAATTTACTAACACCTTTGGAACACAAATGGGTACATACTGTTATTGACATCAAATATGTCAATTCTTGGATTAAAAATAATATGCAAGAATTGGTATCTATGCGTAGTAATAATAAGAGGTTAAATCCTAGTACTAGTAATCATAGTGTGATTGCTTACATTTCAGACATACAAGCTTATCTTGATAACACTATTATAGATGTAAGGTTAACTAGATTACTAGAAGCATCAGACTTTAAAAAACTTGTAGCACACTATCTAAAATCTATTGGTGATGATCGTGCTCACATTAATACGTACTTTGATACATACGAAGAACTTGAACAATACAGAGCTAACAGACTAAAGGAAAATAAATGAAAGTAGAATTACTTGAAAATACTCAAGATGATACATTTATCGCAAATGTAGCTAGAGTTAGTTTCGATAAGTGGAGCACAGAACCTCAAGAACGAGATGCAGGATTGATTAAATATCTTGCTACTAATAAACACATTAGTCCATTCTTCCACGTAAGGCTTACATTCTTACTTAATGAAAATGATATCGACTTTAAAGTTATCACAGATCCAACATTGTTAAGAGGAGCTGTATGGGATTATTCTAAAGCAGAACAGACATTACTGTTTCGTACCTCTTATTACGGATGGGTTCGTTTAATCCAATCAGGACAACTAAACAATCTCGCCAGTAATCGTATTGCTAAATTACTCTTAGATATGAGTACTTTGAAATATGTAAATGAAGCTTATAAGTTAACTTATAATGCGGATTTGGTTTTGCCAGCACAGCGTGAAAGATATATTCCTAATTCTAGTTCATCTTTAACAGCTGAAATGGTAGATGTAAGCTTACGTATTACATGTGCTATTCCTGTAGCTCGACAACTATTTACACACCGCATGTTTGATACTAATGAGATTAGTCGTAGATATGTATCTGCTAGTCCTACAGTACATCTATTTGATTCGCTACGTTCTAAACCAGAAGGTAGTGTTAAACAAGGTAGTGCTGGAGAGCATCCTAATAGTACTATGTGGATCAATGCTATGCAGTATAGCTATAAAGAAGATTTAGCTTTGTATGATAACATGATTGCTGATGGTGTAGCACCTGAGCAAGCCAGATTTGTATTACCTCAAGCTATGGAGACTAGTATTATCTTTACTGGGTCTATCGCTTCTTGGGCTAAATTGATAATTAGCCGCACAGATTCCCATGCTCAACTTGAAATCCAAGATGTAGCTAACGACATTCACGATATTCTTAGTACTGATAAACGATATGCTGAGCTATATTTACAAAACTTTGATTATACCAACTGTTAAAAAAGGAAACTGCTTATGGCACACGAACCACAACTAGAAAATACTACGGATTTTGATTACGCACAGGATGAGGATAGAATTGACACTTTTATGCGGATTACGGGTATGTATGATCATCCTGAAGAAGCATTACAGAATCAGTACAGACAGCTTGATGAAGAAGTTGAAGAATTATATTCTGCTTGTGTATCCCACAATCAGGTTGAAATTTTAGACGGCATTGGTGACTGTGTATTTGTGTATGTCACAATAATCTTATTAAAAGCTCACTTACAAGATGTAAGTATCCCTACGAAAGCTTTTTTCACTTTACAAGGTCTAATCTCATTGGTAGATACTACACAAGATATCATCGAGTACTGTTTAGATGTAGTGGTTGAATCAAATCTAAGTAAATTTGATAAAGATATGACTGAAGCATCTAATACTGTAGCTCACTATGCTACTCTAAACATTAAAACAGAAGCACTATTCGATACAAAATCAGGTCTATGGTTTGTTAAAGTTACTAGAGATTGTACTGATATTAACGGTAAAACTTACCATAAAGGTAAGATTCTTAAATCTGTAACTAACTATCGTGGACCTGATTTCAGTCTTGCTTTAAAGGATACAATTAATGACAACAGCATTCAGTAACCAAGTAGGTGGAGATCACTACAAAAATCTAGTTATTCAGCCTGTAGAGTATATTACTGCTAATAATATCCCTTATATTGAAGGGAATGTTATTAAGTATATTACTCGATGGCGTAATAAGAATGGTACACAAGACTTACACAAGATCATCCACTATGTGCAACTGTTGATTGAGTTAGAGCAAACTAAAGCTTCTAACATACAAAAACACAATGCAGATGAGTGGGCATGATGAGTGTATTTAGACCGACAGCAGTATCCCACCTAGAGCAGCCAATGTTTCTAGGTGAAGGTGTAGATGTAGCTCGATATGATGACATGAAATATCCTTGGATTGATAAGTTTACAGAACGTCAATTAAGCTTCTTTTGGAGACCAGAAGAGATTGATCTGACTAAAGATAAGCATGACTTCAATAAGCTTACAGAAGCTGAACAGCATATGTTTACTAGCAATCTAAAGTACCAAATCCTCTTAGATTCGGTACAAGGTCGTAGTCCTAATTTAGCATTTCTACCTATCGTTAGTTTACCTGAATTAGAGACTTGGATTGAAACATGGGCATTTAGTGAAACTATCCATAGTAGGAGTTACACCCACATTATCCGTAATGTGTACCCTAATCCTAGTGAAGTACTTGATCAGATTACCTCTATTGAGGAGATTTTAGAAAGAGCTGCTAGTGTTGGGGAAGAGTACGATTTATTAATTAAAATGAATCAAACACCTGAGATTGGTCCAATTAGATGTATGTCACAAATATATAGAACTTTGTTCAGTGTGTATGCACTTGAATCAGTTAGATTCTATGTATCATTTGCCTGCTCATTTAGTTTCAATGAAAGATCTCTGATGGAAGGTAACTCTAAGATCATCACTCTTATTGCTAGAGACGAAAGTCTTCATATGAGTGCAGTTCAGCATATCCTTACAACGCTTGCAAATGGCTCTGAAGGAGAGTTGTGGGCTAGTGTAGCAAATGGTAACTCTACTTGGATTAAAACAACTATGGACGCTGTAATTAAGCAGGAAACAGCTTGGGCTGAATACTTGTTTAGTAGAGGTCCAGTTCTTGGTCTTAATGCAGAAATTCTTACACAATATATCCGTTATATAGCTGACATCCGTATGAAAGCTATCGGAGTAGTTACAAACTATTCTGGAGATAAGAAAAAGAATCCAATCCCCTGGATTAACAAATACTTAAATTCAGATACAGTACAAGTAGCTCCTCAAGAGACAGAAATCAGCTCTTACCTTACAGGTGCAGTTGATAGTACAATCGACAGTTCTTTATTTGGAGGTATGAGTTTGTGATAATTAATGTATTAAAAAGAAATGGTGAATCAGAACCACTGGATATCAAGAAGATCGAAAATGTACTTTCATGGGCAGCAGAAGGATTAGATGTATCTGTATCCGAAGTTGCTCTAAAAGCACATATCCAGCTTGCTGATGGTGTCAGTACTGATAGCATTCATGAGTTACTTATTAAGTCAGCTGCTGATCTTATTAGTGTTCATGAGCCTGACTATCAGTATATGGCAGCTAAGCTTGCTATGATGGCTTTAAGAAAGCGTGTACATAACAGCAATAACCCAACTTACTTTACTGATGTAGTTAAAACTAACGTTAATCTAGGTAAGTATGATCCAGAAGTATTAGAATTGTATTCTACAGATGAGCTTAATGAGTTAGCCGATCATATTGATTATGATCGAGATTTCTTATTCAGCTATGCTGCAACAATCCAACTACTTACTAAGTATCTAGTACAAGATCGTGTTACAGGTCAACATTATGAGACTCCACAAGCAGCTTATATGATGATTGCTGCAACATTGTTTGGTAAGTACTCTAAAGTTATTAGAATGATGTATGTTAAAGCTTTCTATGATGCAGTATCACTTCATAAGATTAGCTTACCTACACCGATTATGGGAGGTTTAAGAACTCCTACACGTCAGTTTAGTTCATGTGTATTAATTGAATCGGATGATTCTCTGAAATCAATTAATGCTACAGCAGCAGCCGTTATTAACTACATTTCTCAAAAGGCAGGTATTGGTCTTAACGTAGGACGTATTCGTACTGAAGGTTCTAAGATCCGTAATGGAGATGCTAGACATACTGGCGTAATTCCATTCATGAAACACTTCCATTCAGCTGTTAAAAGCTGTTCACAGGGAGCTATTCGTGGAGGTAGTGCTACTATGTTCTACCCACTGTGGCGATTAGATATTATGGATCTGTTAGTACTTAAAAATAACAGAGGTACTGAAGAGACGCGTATTCGAGGTAGTGACTATGGTGTGCAACTAAATAAGCTTATGTATCAACGTTTGTTAACAAATGGTGTTATTACTTTATTTAGTCCTAGTGATGTGCCTGGATTGTACGATGCTTTCTTCCAAGACCAAGATGAGTTTGAACGTCTATATGTTCAGTATGAGCATGATACTTCTATTCGTAAAGATGTAATTAAAGCTTCTGCTTTATTTGCTGCTCTTATGCAAGAACGTGCTCAGACAGGACGTATCTATATTCAGAACGTAGATCACTGCAATACTAACAGTGCATTTATTGCTGAAGTAGATCCAATTAAGCAATCCAATCTGTGTATGGAAATCACTTTACCTACTAAACCGATGGGTACAGAAGATGAAGAGATTGCTCTATGCACATTAGCAGCTATTAATTTAGGTGCTATTGATGAGTTGCATGAATTAGCACACTTATCTGACTTACTAGTTAGAGGTTTAGATGCACTATTAGACTATCAAGATTATCCTGAAGAAGCGGCTTTAAAAGCTAAATCTCGTAGATCACTTGGTATTGGTGTAACTAACTTTGCTTACTATCTAGCAAAGAATGGTGTTTACTATTCCAACGGTTCTGCTAACAACTTAGTCCATAGAACTATGGAAGCACTCCAATACTATCTTTTAGATGCTAGTAATACATTAGCTTTTGAAGTAGGTGCTTGTGAATACTATCGGAATACATCATATTCGCAAAACGTTCTACCTATTGACCGTTACAAGAAAGATGTAGATACTGTCCATACACAAGAACTTTTATTGGATTGGGAGCTGTTACGTAGGAATATTGCAACTCACGGTTTACGTAACTCTACTGTAACTGCTCAGATGCCTTGTGAGACTAGTTCTGCAGTAACTAACTCAACTAACGGTATAGAACCTCCTAGAGGTCTTGTATCCGTTAAAGCGAGTAAGTCTGGTACATACAATCAAGTAGTTCCAGATGTAGGTACTGTTAACTATGAGCTTTTATGGGATATTCCTGATAATACAGGCTATTTGGAGATTGTTGCTATTATGCAGAAATTTATCGATCAATCGGTATCTGCTAATACTAACTATGATCCGATGCGGTTTGAAGGGGAAAAAGTTCCCATGAACATCTTGATTCGTGATTTAATTACTACTTACAAGCTAGGTATCAAAGCCCTCTATTACCATAACACTCGTGACGGTAATAACCAAGATAGTGATGATGGTTGTGCTGGTGGAGCATGTAAATTGTAATCTATTAGTACCCCCAGCTATGGGTTAAATAGCTTTGCTATAACCGTTTGCTAGTTTAGGTTTCTCAAACTAGCTTACCTACGGGGGTATCGCTTAATGTAAAGCATCTTGTCCCAAGAGACACGCAGTACTATATGGAACGTATATCGGGTCTAGACATATTGGTGCAAATCCAATTACCTCCACAATTTAATTATGATGCGCTTGTAGCATAACGGATACTGCAACGGATTTCTACTCCGTCGATTGGGGGTTCGATTCCCTCCAAGCGCACCATAATTGAATTAATAACCATAAACAGATCTAAGGTATGCTATGAAACAGATAACATTTGATGTTGATACGTCAGGTATCACTACCGCTATTTTAATCAAGTCAGATAACATGATTAAGCAGCAGTTAGAGTACTTCTACATCAAGCCTTTAGCTAAATTAGGTATTGATCCAAAGACTATAATTGCATTCGAGTTAGCTTACACTAACGGTAAAGTGAGTGCTAAAGACGGTAAAGCTTACGCAGTAGATCTTTTAAAGATGCTTAACTTTATGGGTATCCAACACATCATTGTTGCTGATAGTAACTACTTTAAGTTCTTAACAGGAATCCAAAAGACTACTACAGCTAGAGGATATGTACATAAATGTAGTATCTATCCCTACAAGGATATGAATGTAGTTCTGTCTATGAACTATGGTGTTATCTATCATAATGATAGTGCTATTATTGATCTAGAACGTTCTCTAGTTACTTATACTGGTTTAGTATTATCAAACCAAGGAAGTAACTTCAATCATAAAGTGATTCAGAGTAGTAACTACCCGAGTAACCTTCTCGATGTATACACACAACTTCAAAGATTGCACTTACAACCTATGCTCACATGTGATATTGAGACTTTCTCATTACGCTTTGAGAAGGCAGGTATTGGTACTATTGCATTTGCATGGGACTTACATAGTGGTATAGCTTTTGAAGTAGACTGTTTAAAGTCTATGCAAGAGAATCATATTATTAGAGGTATGTTAAAAGACTTCTTTGATACCTACCAAGGTAAGCTTATCTTTCATAATGCTCTATTCGATGCAAAGATTTTAATCTATCAATTGTACATGGAACATGATGCAGACTGGGAAGGTTTAGAAAAAGGTCTTGAGATCTTTAGCGACATACATGATTCAATGATTGTGGCATTCCTAGCTACCAACTCTACTGCAGATGCTCCTATAGGTCTAAAAGAGCTTGCATATGACTATGTAGGTGATTACGCAGAAGATGTTAAAGACATTCGCTTAGTAGATAAAGCAAACTTGTTGGAATATAACCTAACAGACTGTCTAGCTACTTGGTATGTTTATAACAAGTACTATCCTGTGATGGTGAATGATAATCAGATAGATTTTTACTATTCTATGGCTATCCCTACTCTTAGAGTATCATTAAAGATGATGCTTGTAGGTTTACCAATGAATATGCAACAAGTAGCTAAGACTAAGAGTAAACTTCTTTTACTTAATCTTAGATATGCATCTCAAATCACTAATAACACTTATGTTAAGCACGCTAGACACATAAATAACGTAGCTAGATGGAGTAAAGCAAATTCTAAACTCAAAAAGAAAATCAGACCTTTATCTGAGTTTAATGAACCATTTAACCCTAATTCAGGTGATCAACTGAGTGTACTGCTTTATGACGTACTAAAACTTCCTGTAATTGATACTACTAAGTCAGGTGCTCCTAGTACCTCATCTAAAGTAATTAAGCGTCTCAAGGACCATGAGTTAGCGCAACCTCATATACATCTATTAGATAGTATTATTGGTGTATCTGAGACAAGTACTATCATGAATACGTTCATTAGTGCATTTGAATCGTATGCGTTTACTAGGAAGTCTCCTACAGAGTTTAATGGTACTGTTTGGCTTAATGGTAACCTCAAGTCTACAGGAACTGTCTCAGGTAGATACAGTAGTGGAGAACCTAACCTTCAAAACTTACCTAGCAACTCTGCATGGGGTAAACCTGTAAAAGAATGCTTTGTAGCTCCAGAAGGTTATTTATTTGTATATGCAGACTTTGCAGCTTTAGAAGCTAAGATTAATGCATTACTTACAGCTGATCCAAATAAGATTAAAGTATTTGCTGAAGGTTATGATTCTCATAGCTTAAATGCCTATACCTATTATGGTGATCAGATGGAAGGTATTGATCCAACAGATCCAGAGAGTATTAACGCTATTGCTGAAAAGTATAAGTCTTTACGCTCTAGAAGTAAGTCTCCAACCTTTGCCTTGCAATATGGTGGTAGCTGGAAAACTTTAGTAAAGAACCTAGGTTTTAGTAGAGAAGAAGCTGAAAGTACCGAAGCTAGGTATCATCGTATGTACGAGGTATCTAACAACCATGCTGCTTATGTAAATCTACAAGCTTCACGCAAAGGATACACAGATCTAGCCTTTGGTTTACGTTTAAGAACTCCTATTCTCAAAAACACAGTAATGAATGTAAAGAACTTACCTGCATTAGCTGCTGCTGAAGGTAGGACTATTAACAATGCTGAAAGTCAGTCTTATGGCATGTTATTAAATAGAGCACTCATTGAGTTAGATCAACGTTTACGTAGAGATAACTTAACCAATGAGATTCTAATGTCTAACTGTATTCACGATGCAGCTTACTTTATTGTTAAGAAAGATCCTGAGACTATCTACTGGCTTAACCAGAACCTTATTGAGGTTATGAGTTGGCAAGAAGATCCCGCAATCCAAAGTACAGAAGTACTATTAGGCGCAGAGTTAGATATTGGCACTACATGGGCTAATGGTAAGACTATTCCTAACAATGCTTCGATTGAATATATAACAGATTTCTTGGAAAATTTATGAACATAAAATACACAAATACAGGTGGCGTACCTTTAGCTATGCTACCTTGGTTAGTACATGATACCTATGATCATTCGGCTAATCCAAATCAGATAAGTGCTACAGGTCTTTTAAAACCTATTAAGCAAGCTGTACTAACTTCTAGAATTGCTGATGCAGCTGTAGAGGTTAGCACACTTACAGCTTCTCGTATCGGTACTGCTATTCATGATGCTATTGAACGTGCATGGATGACTCCAGAATCTGTGCAAAAAGCATTCAAATTAGCTGGCTATCCTTCAAAAATAACCAACTCAGTAGTAGTCAATCCTGCTGCTGATATAGATTTAACGGATAAACTTCCTGTATATATAGAACAACGTGTTGATAAGGAATTTCTTGGATATACATTGTCAGGTAAGTTTGATATTGTAATTGATGGTACACTAGGCGACTTTAAAAATACCTCTGTATTTACTTACATGAACCAAACCAATGCAGAGAAATATATCCAACAAGGAAGTATCTATCGTTGGTTGAATCCTTCAATCATTACTCAAGATTATATGGAGATTTATCATCAGTTTACTGATTGGTCAGCACTAAATGCTCAAACTCAGAAAGACAAAGGGTATCCACAAAGTAAGCTTATGACTGTTAAGTATGAGCTTATGTCACTTAGAGATACAGAGCGTTTTATCAAAGACCGCCTAAATAGCCTAACTCAAGCAAAATCTATGACTCAAGAAGAGTTGCCAGATTGTACTGATGATGAGTTATGGCGTAGTGAACCAGTATATAAATATTATGCTGATCCAAATAAGTTAGGAAGATCTACTAAAAACTTTGATGACTATCTCAGTGCTCATACTCATTTAGCAAATATGGGTAAAGGTATTGTGTTAGAAGTTAAAGGTAAAGCTAAAGCATGTAACTACTGCTCAGCTAACCCAATGTGCCTACAGGCAGAATCATTAAGACAACAAGGACTACTATAATGTTACATAGATTCGTTAAATCAATTAAATCAGTATTCTCTAAAGAACCAGAAGTAGTAAGTACTGAAACACCTATTACTATGACTACTGCTTATAAAACACGTAAAGAAGTAGATAGATCAACACTTACTAGCTTTCAAGTTGCTGCAGGGTACGCAGCTCTTATGAAATATCAGCAAGATAAACTACTAGGTAAAGCTATTTATGATACTTTAGATGATATGTATGCCGAGCTTAATCAACGTCTAGGTACTAATAAATCAAGATCTGCTTGGACTGTAGCTATTAAAAACTATATGAACACTATTCAGTATATGGGAGATTAGTATGTACCATGCACGTTCAGAACAGATCGTAGATGTGCTGGCAGGACGTACTGGTGGAGAAGATAGACACTTCTTCCGTATCATGACAGCTTATTATATGTCCTTAATTGCTTCTATGATGCGTACAGAGATCAAGACACATGATAGAGGTACTATTCCAGTAAACCTTTACGCATTGGCTCTACAACCTTCAGGAGCAGGTAAAACATTTACCATGACTACTCTTGAAGAGTTGCTTGTAGATCCATTTAAAGATGATTTCATGGATGAGGTCTTTAACGTAAATGCTGCCAAGAATCTTAATGCTATTGCATTAAAGACGGCATCAGCTACTGGTAATGATCCAGATCGTATCCTGGAACAATTAACCGCTGAGTATGAAGGTCTAGGGACTCTACCATTTACTTTTGACAGTGCTACTAGTGCTGCCATTAAGCAGTTACGCAGAAAGCTTCTAATGGCTCGCACTGGTTCATTAAACTTAATTGTTGATGAAGTAGGCTCTAACTTAGCTGGCAATATTGAAGCTTTAGTAGACTACCTATCATTATTTGATAAAGGTCTTATTAAGCAAAAAATTACTAAAAGTACTGCAGAGAACAAACGTTCTGTAGAAATGAATGGCGCAAGTCCAGCCAATCTACTTATGTTTGGGACTCCTAGTAAGTTGTTAAATGCGTCTAAAACTGAAGAAGACTTTGATGATTTACTTCGTACTGGTTACGCTAGACGTATGTATTTTGCGTATACTCAATCAGCCCGTAAAGCCGATACACGTACACCTGATGAAGTCTATGATGCAATGACATCATCTGCTATGGTTACGTCTGTACAAGACATCTCAGACTGGTTTAATGAGTTAGCAGACTCTCAGTACTATAGTGTAGCTCTCAGTATGGACAAAGCTACTAGTCTTAAACTCATTGAGTATAAGATTAACTGTGAACGTTTAGCAGAGAATATTCCAGATCATAAAGAAGCTTTAAAAGCTGAGGTAACTCATCGTTATTATAAGGCACTTAAATTAGCTGGTGCATATGCATTTGTTGATAAGGCTAAGTCTATTAGTCAACATCATCTAGATTGTGCAATTCAGTTAGCGGAAGACTCAGGTGCAGCATTCAATTCGATCATGTATCGTGAAAAGCCTTACATTAAATTGGCTAAGTATTTAGCTAACGTAGAGCATCCAGTAACACATGCCGATCTACTTGAAGACTTGCAGTTTTATAACGGTACTGAATCTCGTAGACGTGATCTTATGAACTTAGCGATTGCTTATGGATATAAACATAACATCGTTATTACTAAAAGTTTTGATAGTACAGTTGAGTTCTTTAAAGGTGAATCTCTGAAAGAGACTAATCTAGAAGAAGTTACTATAGCCTATAGTGATAATATTACTACTGGTTATGAGAATATACTAGCTAACTGGGATGACTTACATAAGTTGGTATGTAGTGATAACTTACATTTCACAGCACACCACTTACGTAATGGCTATAGAAATTCTGAAAGTGTTATGCCAGGGTTTGATATGGTAGTTTTAGATGTAGATGGTGGTACATCCATTGATACAGTTAGAATCTTATTACAAGATTACAAGTACCTAATTTATACAACTAAACGACATACAGATGCTGCTAACAGATTCAGAATTATTCTACCTATGACACACAAGCTTTTACTTGACCAAGAAGCCTACAAAGCTTTTATGGCTAATGTATTTGATTGGTTACCATTTAAGGTAGATGAAGCTACTGCTGACTATGCTCGTAAATGGGCTACTAACGCAGGTACACATTATTATAATGATGGTATGTTATTCGACGATACTTTGTTTATTCCTAAGACGAAGAAAGCCGATGAACAAGCTACTTTTATTAATGAACATAGTAATCTAAATAACTTAGAACGCTGGTTCGCATCTAAAGCCACAGAAGGCAGTAGAAGTAATACCCTCATTAAATATGCTTATGCTTTAGTAGATAAAGGTTACGACCTAGATGTAATCAAGTCTGCTATCAATGAGTTTAACAGCAAATTACCTAAACCATTACCCGTATCTGAACTAGATACAACAGTGATGATTAGTGTACATCGTAAATATATGGAGAAACGTTCGTGAGTGACAACTCAAATTCAGAAGAAGATACTATCCAGAATGACCACTTAGTATTGATTAGCGGTGCTTCTGCAACAGGTAAGAGCGCATGTCTTATGGATCTTAAAAATCCAGAAGGTGTAATGTACTTAAACTGTGAATCTAAAAAATTACCCTTTAAAAGTAAATTTGAGGAATATCAAATTACAGATCCATTGGAGATAGTACAAGGATTTGCAGCTGCTGAAGGTATGCCTCACATTCACACTATCGTAGTGGATACTTTAACGTTTCTAATGGATATGTTTGAATCTACTTATGTTATTAATAGTGCAAATACTATGAAAGCATGGGGAGATTACGCACAATTCTTGAGAAATTTGATGCTACAAACTGTAGCTAAATCTACTAAGAATGTAATCTTTTTAGCACATACACGTCAGATTATGAATGAATCTGAAATGGTGTTAGAAACTAAAGTACCTGTTAAAGGTTCGTTAGCTAATGCTGGTGTAGAAGCTTTCTTTTCTACTGTAATTAGTACTAAAAAAGTATCTATGAAACAGTTAAAAGCTACTAACCCTTTATTAGAGATTACACCAGAAGAAGAAGCTTTAGGATTTAAGTATGTATTTCAAACACGCTTAACTAAAGAAACTGTAAATGAACGCATTCGTAGTCCTATGAAGATGTGGTCTATCGACGAAACATTTATTGATAACAATCTTCAACACGTTATTGATCGTTTACATGAATATTACGATTAACTTTAACTCTCAACAATTTAACAAACCAAACTCTATCAATTATAAGGAATCCCATTATGTCACTATTAGCTAATTTAAAACGCAGCGCAGATATCGAAGTTGCAACTGATCGTCCTAAAATGACTACAGGTATTCATAACATGACTATCGAAATGGCTTATTTAGAAGAATCTGCTAGTGAAGCTTTGGCAGTAGTATTAAAATTAGTATCACCAGCAGGTGTTACACTCAATACTAAAGAGTATGTAACATCTGGTCGTGAAAAAGGTAAGAAACATTACTATATCGACAAGCAATCAGGTGCTCAGAAGTACTTACCTAGCTTTACTACCATGAACGATATGTCTCGATTGACTGCTGATCAAGAATTGTTTGAGCTAGAACCAGAAGAAAAAACAGTTATGGTGCGTAACTACGATCTTAATAAAGATGTACCTACTACTAAGCAAGTTCTTACCGATCTAATTGGTAAAGAGATTACTGTAGGTGTTACAGCTACTTTGGAAGATCAATTCAAAGATCCTACAAAATCACGTACAGTCTTTAGTATTGATAAAGTATTCCATACAGAAACAGGCTGTACTGTAGTAGAACTCGAATCTGGTTTAACAGAAGGTGTTTATATTAAGTCATGGGCTGAACGTAACACACCTACCACTGAGAATCCTAACTTAGGTACTAAAGATAAGCGTGTACAGTCTAAAGGTGGTACAGGTGCTTCAACTACAGTTGCACCTTCTGTAGGCGGAACTTCTATTAGTAGTAAGTTCGGTAAAAAAGTTTAACTAACACTTGCCATAAGTGTGCCTTGCTCTCTGCTCATAACAGAGAGCTTTTTTATTTAAATATCTTTTCTAGGATATTTTAGGATATTTAGCTAAGGAACAGATATGAAACCAGCAGACGTAACTTTCTATTCTAGTATGGCTACATTAGTGGCTTCTAGAAGTCACTGTAGAAGGCGTAAAGTCGGAGCAGTACTAGTTTCAGAAGATGCTAGTAACATCCTTGCATATGGCTTTAACGGAAGTCCTAGAGGTATGGATAACTGTTGTGAAGACCTGGAAGGTATTACTAAGTCTACAACAATACATGCAGAACTTAATGCTATTTCTAAAGCAGCTAAGTTAGGTCATTCAACAGATAGAGCTATTATGTTTGTGACCCTAAGTCCATGCATAAACTGTGCTCTGTTGATTATTCAGGCAGGAATTAAAACTGTGTACTTTAACGAGTACTATAAAGATACTCTTGGTTTAAAACTACTACAAGATAGTGGTATTAAAACTAAGTTTGTCGGTAACTAATATAGGACTGTAATTCAAAGGTTAGAATAGGCGACTCATAATCGTTCAATCAGGGTTCAAGTCCCTGCGGTCCTACCATATAAACCATATAAAGGAAATACAGAATGTATACCACAACACATATTGGGTTAAAGAGTGTTAAAGCTACGCCTATGACACGTGGAGACTACAACACATACAGAGGGTGGTCATTACCTTCAGATGAGAAATTCGATGACGAAGGGTATCTAATCGAGTACGAACCTCGTCAAGGGGAAGAATCGAATGTTCAGGGACACGAAGGCTATGTATCTTGGTCTCCAGAACAAGTATTCGACGATGCATACCATAACGTACATAGTAATCTACCATTCGGACTAGCGTTAGAGCTGGCAAAGCAAGGCTTCGCCATCGCACGACGCGGCTGGAACGGTAAAGGCTTAAAAATCTCTGTGCAACAGCCTTTAGAAGGCTCAGACATGAGTCTACCTTACCTGTATATGCAGTATCCGACTACCCCTGCAAGTGACAGTGCGCCCAGCTCACACATTAACGCAAAAGTACCTTGGTTGGCGAGCCAGACAGACCTTCTAAGTTCTGACTGGTATGTAGTAGAGGAGAACTAAATGGAAAATCAACATCGTTTAATCACTGGTTATCGAGAATTAAGTCAAGAAGAAATTAACTTAATGAACGCTATTAAGCAAGCAGGTCAAACACTTGAAACGTTAGTTCAGTATTTATTAGATACAGACTCGACTGATAAACGTTGGGTAAGTATCGGACGAACTGACTTACAAACTGGCATTATGGCATTAGTCCGTAGTGTTGCTAAACCAACTTCTTTTTAATTATCAAAAGGATACATGCATGGATAAATTTAATTTACTGGTGAGAATTTATGATTAGCATAACTACTAATTCAAATTATAATGTAGATATTGTACAAATTCATACAAAACTATCACCGAGTAAGAATACAGCTACAGCTGTTGTGTTACTTAACACTGGTTTTGAGATGGTAGGTTCAGCACAATTTGCTGTAAGTATTGTAGAACCTGACGAAGAAGCTTATAAAAAATTACGTGCAGCAGCAGTTATGGATGCAGTTGATAATATTATCGATATAGATTCACAATCTACACCTGTACGTGATTTATTTTACGATCTGTATTTCGTATGATTAACTTAACACTTCCTGTCTACTATGAAGAAACATTCAAGACTAAGCCAAGTAAAACTTTCCTATTAGGTATGAATGTGTATAGAAATATACACTTTCATCTTAAAAATAAGGTTAAAGTCCATTTTGAACGGTTAATAGTTCACCAACTACTTAATCTTGATCCTCCTAAAATAGTAGGCAAATACCAGATTGAATATGTCTATTACTATAAAAGTACAGTTAGTGATCTGATGAACGTAGTAAGCTTAATTAGTAAATTTACTAATGATGCTTTACAAAACTATGGTGCAGTTGTAAATGATAATGTCCAATATTGTATTAAAGAGTCTGCAACAGTAGGAGGACAAGATAAGCTAAATCCAAGAGTAGAAATCAAGATTACACCATATATCGAGGTGTGATAATGATTAAGTCAATATTGTGGTTTATAGGTATACTGCTCATATTGCTAATACTGGGTGTAGTAGTATTTTTTATAAAACCTCTACTATGGGTAATAGCAGCTGCTTTAATAGCGTTTGTAATTGCCTACGATAAAGCAAAAAAGGATAGTGATTACTAATCGCTATCCTATTCTACCAATAACACTACTTAGGAGTCATAAATTTAAATAAATCCATATATATCTCTAAACCGCTAGGTGTAACACCAGTTTCAACTATATCTAAAGGATTAAGGTGCATCATAATACCTAAGTCTTTAACGAACATAGAAGAATCTTGTATTACACTTAAATCTAGTAATGCATAGTTAGCAGTTAATGCTAATGCAGAACTTAAAGATCTATCTTTAACCTGTTTTCTAATCACTTTCTGAATACCAACAAAGTATTTAGTAAACATAAACAAACCAATAGAGTTAGCGAAATCTAGGCTCTTAGGATCAGGTAGATCATATTGGATAAATGCTTCAGCTATGAAAGTCATAATATCTGATTTAGATAATTGCTTATCTTTAGGTAATTTATTATTCTCAGCTATAGTATGTTTATGCAGTACGTATCTACCAACAAAGTCACTATATTTAACAGTATTGTTTAAAAGCTTAAACATACTAGTATTAGGATTCATCATCAAATGATCCACTACAGCACCAGCATAAGGTATCTTACTGAGCTTATCTATACCTGTACTAGCTAAAGCACTTTTACTACTAATGAATGTAGCAGCCATCTTAGGAAGACTTAATAACGGATCTGTTAAGTTATTAGCACCTACGTCTTCTGTAATAGATTGGAAGAAGCCTTCTTTAACTAAATCTCTAATAGGACTCTTATCAAGTACGTTATTCAGCATTTCAATTCTACGTTGAGTAGCTGTTTTAGCTGAACCAGTCATACCAGATAGTTTAGCTTGCAGTGTTAACATCTCTGCTCTTATGTCTAAGAATTTCTTAAGTTCTAAAGCACCATCCCTATAACCATTATAAATGTCTTTTAGAGGTACACCTTGGATAGCTAAGTAGATAGTGTTAGATATTAAGTTAGCTTCTACTACTTTAGGCATACGAATAACAATTTTGTTCTTTGTTAAAGATACAAAATCTTGCCAAGTTCTGGTAATCAGGTTACTAAAGTATTTGACAGGTACTTTAGGCATCTTAGCTTGCATAAACTTAACAATAGAAGAGTCACCTACTAAGTATTTTTCAAAACCAAGAGCCAAAGGTACAGAGCCTTTTGGTACAGGTATTCCTGATCTACCGAAAGTACTTTCTATATCTGCTTTAGTTTGAGCAGGTAAACTCTTATACAAATCACCATATTCTTTATGGTTAGCGTCTATCCATTCAAACTTATTAGCGTTAGTAGCTTTTTCAGCATCCCACTGACGTTTAGCTACTTCTACCATCTTAGTATTATGATTAGGAGTCAGTTGCTTATTTAACTTACTTCCATACATTCTACCTAAAGCTTCTGATGCGCTATACTTTTTATTCAGATGCTTAACTCTATTACTTTCAGAAATATTGATTACATAATCAATAATTTCACCATTATTATTAAGAATAGGTACGAAATCCCTAGAAGCATTTAAGTTATTAACACGTTTTGCTATCTCTTTTGGATCAGTAATTCCAGCATCTCTAAGCATGTCAGAATAAGAAGTACCTTTACGTCTGTTAGACATTAAACTAAATACGCCTGAATGTACTTGAGCTTTCATGACATTAGAGCGTACATACATACTGAGGCTAGTACCTGTAATAGGATCTTGTACCATTAGTTCTGTAGTATTCCAACCGTCTGCTTTAAGCTCTTTAACATCACTTGTACGCATAAAAGCATATTCTTTAGTGTTATCGATAGCTTCTCTAGTGTAGCCTTTAATCATCTGTAGCTCAGAACCGTGGAATATAGTTTCTTTAGTATCCTGTACATAGCCTCTATGGAACTCTAGAAGGTTATTCAACCCTTCCTCTAGACCGCCAATACCATCTAATGTAGTTACATCTACAGAAGCTTTTTGAATAGCTAATGCAGTTATGTATGCATCAAGGTCAGGTACACTAATTTCAGATTTAGCATGTAAAGCAATTGCTGTAGAGTTTCTTAACTGGTTCTTCTGTGAAGTTTTACCTGTAATCATATACTCAGCTAAACCGTTAGCTTGGCTGATAATAGCAGGAGACAGTTTAAGTCTTGCTTCAGTATCTTTAATGAACTTAGCTAACTTAGAGGAATCTTTAAGCATATCAATAGTAGCTTTAACGTCGTAGTTTAAATGAGCGTGTAGAGCTTGTAGATCAGTTCTGAGTACAGTACGCTCTAAGAAGTCATCCTGCTCTTCCGTGAGCTTTGTAAAGCCATTTTTAACACTACCAGTAACAGTCTCTTGAATAGCTTTACGATGCATCTCAATACCTGCTTTAGTGACACGTAAAGCTTTTATCCAAGGTTTAGATAATGGATCTTCAGTGAAGACCTGATGATACAGATGCTTCAATAAGCCAGTATCTTTAAGGACAGTAGCATGTGCTAAAGTGCTTAGTGCTTGAGTTCTATCTTCATAGGTTAAAATGCTACTAGCAGCTCTTAGAGCTTCTACATCTGTATAACCCATAGTTGATTTAGCTAAGTTGTAGTAAGCCCACTGAGCTAATTTAAGCTGTTCTGGATCCAGTCTTGTAGACGTAGTAGATGTAGTTGTAGGTTTGTTAGATTGCTTCTCATACCAAGCATCATACTTCTCACTAAACTTATCGAAAGTAGTACTTACTTTCTTGTTAGCTGCTTCTACAGCATTGTCAACTTTGTTTAAAAAGCCATCTGAACTAGCTGCAATTTTACTCTTAGCTTCTACTTCAATTAAGTGTTGAGCTAAACTTATTAAAGCATCATGTACATTAGTTGGTTTACGTCCTTCAACAGATTTATCTAACAACTTACCAATAAGATTAAGCACTGCTGTAACAATCTTATCTAAGAAAGAACCTTCTTTAACTAGTTTTAGAATAGCTGAAGGAGTTTGGATAGTATTAGTATCCTTAATATTCTTAAGAGCATCTCTAAAGTTAGGATTAGATAAACCAAAAGAAATAAACTCTAACAATCCTACGTTAGTGCCGTTAATACTCTTTGTGTTATTGAAGATATAGTCATAAAGAGCTTTAGCTTCTGCAATCTCTTGAGCAGTATTAGTTAGAGTATTGTTAGGCAGAAATACTGTGTAATCCAAAGCATCCTTAGCCATAGTCCAAAGGTCTAACAACTCTTTAGATTTAACTCCCTCTAGTGCAGATGCAGTAGTAGCTACGTGTAAGAATTCATGTAATAGAATTTCAGTATTAGACTGAGTAACGTTATTTACTGGACTAGCTTGACGAATAACATCAATCTTACGGTTGATAGTATCAGCTGAACCTGTGTTTAAAGAACCATCATGTAGTTCTACTAATACTGGATCTATAGCAGTCGATACTTTACTGTAGAGTTTGCCTAAAAGGTCTTGCATCTCTTTTAAATAACTAGGATTTACATTCTGGTTATCTTTAGCTGCAACAGTTGTAGCTAGTGTAAGGATGTCTTCTACACTATTAACTGTATCACTAGAAACCAAAGAAGTAAGGGTAGCTTTGTCAGCATTAGGATTACCAAATAAGCTTCCGTCTTCTTTAGATGTATCTTCAGTAGTGTCTTTAGAAGTATCCGCTAAAGAATCAGGATCTAACATACTCTTATAACTAGTAATCATATCCTGTAAGCTTGGTAGCTTTTTAGGTGTAATTTTAGCTCTAATAGCTCCCATACCACCAGCAGTAGGGTATTGATCTACTGTGGCTTCATTACTGAATAATATTGAGTTATTGTCATTAATATACTTAGTATACATGTCGTATATACCATATAGATCAACAGCTTCATCACTATTTTTTGAAGATCTTGGTGTAAGCATCTTAGAATTGACTGTTTTAAGCTCTTCATCAGTAAAGTGACCTAGTACTTTATCACTATCTGAAGAATTTAGACTAACTTCAAGTCTAGCTAGTAAAAATCTTTTGTTCAATAATGATGACATAGAATCCTCTAAAGGATTATACATCTCCATCAATTCAATAGTAGATTCGTTCAGGAATCTAGATACTTGAGCTGCGTGTTCACTACTGGTTTTAACAGCATCAAATACATGCAATCCTGTAATACCAGCAGCTTTCATTTTCTTAATGGTTAGAGCCATAATAGCCGCATCTTGAGCATGAGTCATTAATGCAGAAGCAGCTACACCAGGATCACCTACATCTTTACGTTCGACACCAATATTTCTAGAAGCTACTGTTTTACCAACTATGGTAGGCTGCATATCTTCAGATATACCAGCATAGCTATTAGCTGAATGCTTCATGTTAACTGTAGCTCTATCATTAGTACCTTCAACTACTAATGTAAATACAGGAGAACCTACTATTTGCTTATCGTCCTCAAAAAGGTAAGGCTTACTATCCTTTAACCCAAAAGGCCCGTTAAATGATGGTATGAAAGGTCTTAACTGTTTAGCTAAACTTTCAGCCTGCTTAATAGTCATATCATTATCATTAGGATTAATACCTAAAGACTCTTTAATACGCTTCTCAGCCTCTTTATATATAGTGTACTGCTCTTGGAATATTTTAGTAGTTAACTTAGCAACATTACGTTGATTAGACATAATTTCAGATACAGCTATAGTTAAGGATTCAGCGGTAGGTTTTATTAACTTATCTTTTAATACATTTAGTTGTTTAGGTGTAAGTCTAAAATTAATAGCATTTTCAGGTGAAAGGCTATCTATATTCCTCATACCGTTAGTGTCAGTAATGTCTTTAGCTAAAGCTTGTTTCAAAGACTTTTTGAAAGCATCAAATGCTGTTCTATCGCCTTGTTTAGCTAAATTAGCTACATACATTATACGGTTAGGTATATGTGTACTAAAAATTTCATCGGTAACATTACCATCAATGGTAGATTCACCAGCATTGTATGAGAATACCATTAATGGGTTTTTATTCAGTTCTCTAGCAATTTTTGATATAATACCATCATCACTTACTAATACTTCACCTAGCAGATTGGAAATAGCTTTTAATTTAGCTTGTGCAACTTCAGGTGCATCGTTAGAGAATACACTTTTCAATACTCCAGACATACCCTCAGCATTATGCTCGTATATGTCAGATTCATGATGCCCTACTAAACCATTTTTATTAGAAGCCCAATCAGCAAATGATTTAAAAGAGTTATTTAAGTATATACCTACTTTACGTAATAACGTTTCTTGAGTTGCTAAGTCACCAATAGGACTCTGTACTAAAGCTAAGAATACGCCATTAGATTTACCATCTACTTCTACTACTAGAGTGGATGTAAATTTATGTTTAGTTGCTTTACCTTCTCTAGGGAAACGGAGAGTAAGGTTAGCTAAATCCATAAGAGTACTTAAGTCTTCTACTTTACCTACCATACCTTCAGTAGTATTGATTGCTTTATATAGCTTACCAATATCTACAGATGTAGATATAGATGTGTCTTCATTTAAAAGCTTCTGTAGGTCATTTAAAGCGTCCTCTGAGAGGTTCTTAGACAGTGTTGTCATAAGTTTTCTCATGCTTTTACGAGCACTCTCTACAGCAGCAGTATCAGACTTCTCGTCTATTAAACCAAGGTTAGATGCTAAAGCATCTTTATAGTCATTATTGGTAGCAGGAGCTTTAATTACATTATGTGAGTTGCTGTCTACTAAGAACAGTCTATGAATAGCTTTATCACTTCCTGGATTGATTGTAGAATCTAATCTGATACGATCATTCACATCAACTGCATATCTGGCAAAGAAGTCATTATCTAACTTAGAAGTATCTTGACCAATATCATTATCAATAAAATCTAGTAGTCTCTTAACACTACGAATATGATCAGTTATTACAGCTTCTTGCTCTATACGCTTCATAGCCTGTACATTGTTATCAACGAAGTATCTTACACTCTCAGTAATTTCAGTATCATCTAAACCAGTAAGTTTAAAGTTGCCTAAATCACTTAGTGATTGGATGACTTGTTGGGCAGCAGCTACTCTAGTAGAAGGTTCTACTAATAACCTAACCAAGTATGGATTAAACTTAAATGGAGTTTCATTTAAAGTCTTAGCAGCATTTGTAACTTCTTTAGGCGGTACTCTATTCGCAGCTCTAGTAGTTTTGACACTGCCATAGGCAGCAGGTTGTAGAGCTTTGGTATCAGTTCGCGATTCACCTCTAAAAGCTTCTAGAATGTCTTTACCTGAAGGATCTTTTAACTGCTTCATCAGTTCTTCCCAAACAGCTTCGTTATCTACATTAAACTTAAAATATAAGTTTGTAGCTACACTCTTACTCGGTGTTGGTGCTCTTGTTGGATTCTGCAGAATTTGTTTAAGCTCTGCAACTGCACTATTAGGTACTTCAGAATAGGTTACTAAACCAAGGATGTTCAAGTAGTTTAGTGCTGCTACACCTAGAGCTGTATGCATAGCATCTTTATCTTCTACAAAAGATTCCTCAGAAAATTCGATATTACTCATTCTAGCAATATCTTTACCAATACTCATCGCAGCAGTACTTACAGGTAAGCCTACTGTCTTTAAGAATGCTTCAGCTTTACGTACATATTCAACAGGTACTTTTGCCAAACTCTTAGCACCAAAAACCTGCTCTACCGTACTTAAAGTAATGTCGGTAGTACTCTTAAGCATGAATTTAGCATAATCTAAAGCAGCAACTACTACATGTGCTGCAACTGTAGGATC